TCACCTGCATCATCAATAGCTTCTTGTGACATAAAGAATGCCTGTTCACTATCTGTATCTAAATCATTTTCAGTAAGAACTGAACCAGAAGCATAATCTGTTAATCTTGATGTTTGTGAGGTTCTTCTTCTAATTTCAATCGCCGCATCTTGTGCAGGTGCAGAACTAAATGTTAGCGTAGTTCCTGCACTATTTAAGGTAAATGCTGTAGTAGCTGACCCAGAGATAGTCACAGTTAAATCTGCTGTGCTTCTATAGCTAAATGGAATTGAGTAAGCTGTAGTGCTGTTATTGCCTGTATATCTTACAAAACTATTAGCCATATATATTGGTGATTTTCCTTATGTTTTAAAATTGTTTTACTAAAAGAGAAATGTTAGTTGATTATTGAGTTAATATCTCAATGTAGTTCTTTCTAGCCGCTTTTTTAGAGTTTTTAGAAATAGATTTTCTATCTTTTTGCATTTTCTTAATCTGTGGAAACTCTCTTAATAATTGTTTTTTAGCTTTAGCTTCAGCTTTATGCACAAATTCCAAGATAAATTTCTGTCTTTCATCTTTACCTGCAACTGTTCCATCAGGTAATCTATACAATCTACTTTTAGGGTCTTGAATAACTTTCTCAATTAACTTTTTAAGTGTTAATTTTTGACCTTGATAAGTAAGGGTCACTTGTCCTGTTAACTCTCTCCATCTATCATAAGCAGTTTGTTCGTTTGTATTTTTAATAGTTCTTAAATCTACACCAGATTTTCTATCTATTTTTGAAGGTGGTGTATAATTAAAATCTCTATTCTCATAGAACTTTTGTATCATAGGGTTTTCAGTTTTAGTCATAGCAAAAGGAGAAGACCATACTCCTGATTTTCCTCCTATTCCAAATAACCACCCTTTATTTCTATCAATAACTTCACCATACATATTACGTTTAGGCATAATTCCATCTTTATTTTTAAATGGATTTAAAGCTAATAATCTATCGTTTAATGTAAATAATTCTTTTTGATAATCTTCATCAATTCTACTCATGTATCTTAATCCACCAGACAAAGGTGTAATTTTGTAAATTGCTCTAGCTAATACAGAAGCACCTACTTTATCAGGAGACCTTGTAGAAACAAAGTCATCACTAAAGAACATGTTTGCTGTTTCAATTATATTCTTCATATAAAATTTAGAGTTAAGATTTCTAAACAAAGAAGTTAAAACTCCCATAGATAATTCTGTCATATCTTTTTGTACTGCTTCAGGTATATCTTCGTTATATCTTAAAAACTTATTCATACTGTCTTGTAAATCTGCCATAATAAAGAAAGGCATCATTACTGGGTCTGCTCTGTTTAATTGTATATATCTTCCATCACTTGTTTTATAAGAATATGGTTGCCAACCTGTAGTAGCTTCTCTTTCAATATTTTCTCTATAATTTCTTGAACCACCACCTGTAATTTTACCTGCTGATACTAAACCAAATGCACCAGTCCATAATACAAATCCCATAGTTGCTCTAGCGTTAGCTTCTGCCGCCGCTTCTGGGTTTAAATATTTACCATCAGCACCTTTTTTTAAAGCATGTCTTGTAGATAATACTAATTTATTTGCTAAAGGTAGATGTTCAAAATTCCATTTAATTAAGTTTGATGGTGTATTAATAAAGTGTAAACCTAATGCTCTTGTCCATCTGTGTTTACTTGTAAAAGATAAAACTCCACCTGTAATACCACCTTCTAATTTATTTGTTTCAGGGTTCATAGAATATGCTGATTGAGTATATGTACTTTCTCTAGCATACTGTAATGGGTCATTAACTTGTAATTTGTTAACGTCTCTAATATTTGCACTTGGCATGTCAGCAGTTTCTAATGCTCCACCAGAAGCAGTTTTTTGATATTCAGCTTCTATTTCTTTAAATCTTAATTTAAACTCATCATCACTAATTACACCCTTCCAAAATCCTTGACCTGTTTCGCTTCTTATTTGTGTATTAATTTGTGATGCCATTCTAGCTTTGTAAGTCATAGTTTTAAGAAATTCATCACCTGCACTTAAAATTCTCATAGGAAAAGTTGTGACATACCCTATTGGTTTGAAGACATATTTATCAAGACCTACTCCTACTGACCCTAGTCTGTCTGTCATAAGTCTTGTAGTTGCTTGTAGCCATCTTTGAAGTTGTCCTTGTCTAATGTTATTATCAAACTTCATTTGTTTACTATCAAGAATACCTCTGCCTTCCATGAAACCTCTTTTAGCCGCCATCAAAGCATCTTTAGTATATAGTATTTGGTGAATGTATGTATCAACAGCTTCTTTAGCTAATTCACTTGCTCTTTTACTATCTTGTGGTGCTAAATATAAAGACCTAACTAACATAGTTATAGGTTTCCACTGTGTTTGAAATAAACCAGATATAATGTTAATTGCATGTGTATCAGGTGAAGATAGTAAGTTGTTATTAATAAACTCTGAAGTTAAATCCCAACCATTAACTTTTCTAGCATTTTGTAATGCCATAATAACTTGGTCAGTGTCATGCAGTTTAGAAATAGCTTTATAAAATTCTTTTGGATTTCCTGTTTTTAAAGTTGCCATTGCAGGGTCTTCAGGATTTATTTTTAATTCTGCGGCTCTAGTACCATCTTTGTCTACTTGCATAAACCTCATTGCTCTAGCTACATTTTTAGTAATTTCTTTTTGATTTACTAAAGTTTCACCTGCAATGTTTTGTCTTATGTTTAACTCTGCTAATACTTTTGCTTCTTCTTCAGGAGTTATATCTAATCTATGTAATTGATTACCAAGTTTAACTATGTCATCACTTTGTTTAGCTAATAAATCTCCATGTGCTAAAATTTCAGCGTATAATAATTTATCTTCTTTTGCTCTTGATTTACCTAATTTAATAACAGCATTTGTATCTAAACCTAAAATTTGTGCTTGTTTAATTGCGTATTTTTCTGTGACTACATCATCTATTATTTTACCTTCTCGTACCATTTGGTCAGCAAGGTTTTTTAAATGTAATCTAACTTTTTTTGGATATTTATAAAAGTTTAATTGTTCATCAGGTGGCTTACCAACAGTACGACTTATTCTTAAATTATCAATTTTAGCATCAATCGTTTTACCTGTAAGTACACTTTCTGTTGCAATTCTATCTACAGTGTTTTTATCAAGATTTTTATATAATGCTTTAGAAGGTTTAGGTTCTGCTAAATCTTGAAATAATTGTTTGCCTGTAATATCACTTCTACCATATTCATGTAAATCTTTTAAATTTTTAACTGCTGTATTTTTACTTCCTCTCATACCTAGTTTAAAACCACCATAAGAAAACGCACCACCAAACACAGTACCAAAACCAAATCCTGCACCTGTAGCTAAAGCACCTCTGGCTAAACTATACTCATCTTTTACACCTGTTTTAATTTCTGTAAGTTGAAGCATACTATCTTGTGCTGTTGCCACTACTGCACCAATTTTAGCTTCAGTCATAGCACCTTTATACACAGCTTTACCTATTGCTTCTTTTGTTGCTACTTTTGCAGTTTCTTCTAAAACTTCTTTATTAATTTGACCTGCAACTTTACCTTTAAGTGCTTCTGTTAAACCTTTTCTATAAGCAACTTTAGCGGCTTGTCCACCAATACCAAAAGATATTAAATTTACTGGGTCAGATAACATTGCTCCTCCATTATCATACAACCATGAACCAAAATTTCTATTTGGGTCATTCCAAAATGATGGTAATGCGTGATAAGTAGAAGATATATAAGCTAACTGTTTGTTTCTATCAGCACTGTCTGTAAAAGCATTTGCTAAATCTTTAGTCATAGACCCTGTGTTATTATTTCTCCAAGACCTATCATTATAAAAATACTCTAGTAAATTGGCATGAGACATTTCTGAAAATACATTATGACCTCTTGAAGTAATTTCGCTTTTTCCATCTCTATGTGTGTAATAACTTCTTAATGTATTATAAAATTCTTCTGTTTTAATTTCTTCAAGTGCTTCTTCTTCACTTGTGACTTTTCTTAATTTTTGGATTGTAGATGATGCTGAAATCGCATCTGTTGCTGTTGAGGTTTTCTTTTTCTTTGCACTGAAGTCTATCTTTGTAGCCATATTATCCTTCTATGTTGTAAGCATTAAATAACAATTCTTGTATTTGATTTAGATTTGCACTGTTTTCTTCATCTGTGCCGTTCATTAAACCTAATGCAGTTGTCATATTAATAAGAATAGTTCGGTAATCATCTTCACTCATAGCTGAAAGAATATCACCATTAAATTCTGAACCTAAAATTTCTTGTATATATGTTTGAAATTTAGGGTCTCTTATTTGTTCTATAAATTTTTCTTGTGAGATAATTCCTTCAATTCTAGGAGAAAGTAAAAAATCTTGTTTACCTGCTTTGGTAATATTTTCAGTAATTTTATTTACATAATCTTTTAAGGTGACATCTAATAAACTGCCATCACCTGCATCTTTTTGAAAGATAACAGTATTGTCCGCTTTTTCTTGTTCTGCAATATCTGCCGCTTCCATTTCTTTATCTATTTGGTCAAACTCACTCATCATTTGGACACCTTCCATAGTGTCTGTCACAGGTTTTGTGTAAATATCTGTTTCTCCATCTTCACTAACTCCTGTCCATGTTTTATCTACATAATCTTGAATTTCAGTAATAAAATCTTTTCTCATTTTTGGAGTGACTTCAACACTTTCTTTAGCCCATTTCATTTCTTGTTCTTCAATTTCAAAATTTACATATCTTAAAACATCTGATTGTGCTATTTCTTTAGTTCCTAAACCATCAGCATCTATTTTGTATTTTTCTGCAACAGTTTTTAAAATTCTATCTTTAGTATTTACATAATGATGGTCAGTATCATAGATAGGTTTTAATCCACCTGATTGATATTCTTTTTCATATCTATCCCATCTGTCATTTGCTTTTCCCCACATATCTTGTGGAATACCTTGTGCAACCATATCTTTCATCATCTCTGCATGACTGCTGTAAGAACCCATAGAAATACTTAATAGAAAATCTTGTGTTCCTGTGTAATCTTTTATTTGCCTACTTTCAGGGTCAGAATTAAACCACTCTGTAAATGCTGATATAGTTCCAACATCACCTTTACTTGCTATAGTAATTTTTTTTAAATATTCTTGTATTTGTAAAGTAGATTTTTCTGTGCCATCTTCATTAGGTGTGAAGGCTTCAACCCATACAGCTTGTGTTGCTTTAGCTGTATTATACGTTTCATCTCTTCTTTCTTTTTGAAGAACTGCATCTTTTTTTGCAGTTAATGCCGCTTTTAAAACATCTGTATTTTTATTTTTTCTACTATTTAATGAACCTAAATCTTGTCCATCAGAACCTTTACCTAAATCTAAAGACATAATCTTTTCTGCTCTTTCAACATCTTCAGAACTTGTTGCTGTATCAATAATAGAAGCTACATCTTGTCTAATAGCTTCCATTAATTCTGCATTAGTATAAAATTTAGTTAACTCTTTGTTATCACTTGTACGCAGTGACGTTCCAAAATCTTTCCATGCTTCTACATATCTTGTGTCTAAATCTTCATTAGGAATAACTGATAATATTTTTCTAACTTCATCTATTTTCTTTTGTGAAGCAATTTCTCCTCTTTCTTGTGCGTCTGCTAAAGAAGTTTTTTGTTTCCATACATTATAAAATGAACCAAACCCTGCCATAAAAGAACTGTCTTGTCCTTCCATTTCAGGAATATAATCTTTAGTAAAATCATTTATGTTGTGTTTAGTAATATCATAATCAGTTTCCATTGCTTTTGTAATTTCAGTAATAACTTCTGCCGCTTTAACTTTACCACTATGATATTGTGTAGTAGCTTCAACATATTTACCTGTTAAATCTGGGTGCTTACCTGCAAGTATTTCTCTTTGTATTTCTTCAAGAGTTTTACCTGACGCTTCTAATGCTTGTATCTTTTCAATAGCCGCATCTTTTTTATTATTAATTTTTAATTTATTTGCATATCCTACGGATTGACTTGCACTAGCTAATGATTTAGCTAAACCATCTGTGGCACTTCCTGTTCTGACATAGCCTGAATTTCCTGCACCATAGTATTTATTTGTAGATTGTCTGTTATATTTAGCCATTAGTCTTTTTTCGCTTTCTTATTAGTTTGAGAAGTTTGGTAGCCACTGTTTGCAGAAGTGGCAACACCAATAATTAATCCTGCTTTTGATGGTTCTGTTGGAGGAGTTAAACTATTATAAGTTTTAGTCATGTTAGCGTATGCTTCTGTTTTTTGATTTTCTAATGCAATCATGTCTTTAGAATATTCATTACCAATACTAACCCAATCTTCATCATATAATGCACCCATAGACTGAACTATTTTTGTACTGTTTCCAAATCCTAAATTTAATTTTTGTGCTATTTCCGCTTCTCTTTCATTTTTTGTTTTTAATTCTGCTAGTGCTTTTTCTCTATCTGCTAATACTTTTTCGTTATCAATTTTTTGTAAATCGTGTAAATATCCTTTATCGGCATTGCTTCTTGACGTATCTTGGTCTCTTCTAATAGCTTTGTTTTCAGCTTTCTTTTGTTGATAAGAAACAACTTGTCCTGCTATTGCTAGAGCCGCTTCGGGACTACACATTATTTATTTACCTCTTTCATCATTAATATAAATGGCATCTTTCCAATGCCAAAATCTCCTATTTTTTGTTTTGGTTCAAATCCTAAAAATTGCAACCATTTTAAACTTTTCCAATTTCTTTCATCTACAAAATTGTAGACATGTTCATAATCTTTACTCATGTCAGCTACCCATTTAGGACACTCTTTAATAAACTGTTTAAGGTGTTTAAATAAATCCTCACTAGATAACAACCATACAACGCCATAACCTTTTTCTTTAGTAGGTGATGACCCAAACATACCAATTACACCTTCAGATTTTGTTCCTACAATAGTGTAAACTTTAGCTTTACTATGTGTAAAAGGTATTACTAATGCTTCTAATGGTGTTGCTCCATCTGAAGCCATAATTTCTTGTCTATCACCTTTTCTTATTTTAGGTGCTAGTTCTAACGCATCTTTTAATTCTGCTTTTCTAACGTAATTTTCTTTCATTAAATTCTTCTTGCTCTGTTATGATAATAACCTTCTATCTCCGCATCAGCTATATACATAGGTAAGTGAGATGACGATTTTATATCTAAATTAAATTTTGTATTTTCTGCTTGTACTGGAACTCTTAATGTTCCTGACGTTATAGCAGGTTGGTTAATTACACTGGTTGCTGTTCCAATTATATAACCATTCATAATAGCTGTTGATATATTTCTATTTTCTGGTGTGACTTCCACTTCAAAAAATCCACTGTTTTCAAAATTTAAAAATACATTTCTTATTTGAAATCTACCTGAAGTCACAGCTACTAAACCTCTACCAGTATTTTCTCTGATATAAGGTGTAGACATTGTGTATTTACTTTCGTATGGAACACCAATGTATAACGCTGTGTGGTTTCCTACTAATGTATATGTAGAACCACTTGTATTTGTTAACGTATAGTTATTACCATTAGTTCTATCTACAGCAATCAACCCAGTTTTTGCACCATAAGGTGAAGTCAAAGTTGTTAAACCTGTGCTACTAGCATAAGTACCTGTCACAGAAGTTTTTAAATCAATAAACACTCCATGACCTATTGTTGCATCTTTAAGATTTCTTAAATCAATTTTAAATAATTTTGTAGTAGTGCCTTCAACAGTTAATATATAAAAATAACTTTCTAATGACATACAGCCTAATATTTTAGCACCTGTAAATGTCCATTTAGACCAAGCATTCTGTACTTTTTCACCACCATCAAAGAAATACTTATAGATAAATAATGTGTCAGCGTTAGTTGGTGCTACATTAGAACTTGCTGTGTA